CTGGCGATCGCTAACATGTACGGCGTTGGTATCCAACCTTCTGCAACGCAGCTATGGGAATTACAACCCGGAAGCTTCGCGGCGGACTGGTGGCTCAACATGTCACAGCGTCTTAGCTCTATAGAGCTGTCGGCTATAACTATGATGCTGAAAATACGGAACGTAATCGTTTCGTATGCCGTTAGTGTTTCGGATCCTGATCTGGATTGGAATCTCGCGACTCTCCTGCAGACCAAGTCTTCAACGAGGTTTAGTGGGTATCACCGCGAGCTCCTAAGTAGCGTACCAACCCTCACAGAGGGACCGGTAGACTTTCTTAGGGCCTCTGGTAAGCCTCCACAGGCAATACTTGGCGCCCTTCTCTATCAATTCTCGTCCCTGGGTTCTTAAGCCCAGTAGCAAGAACGTGTCGAAAGGACAGTTCAAGCATGTCGTACACCATTACGCTCGTCAACATCCCGGATCAGCCAACAACGAAAAACGCTGCTATGGCCAAGATCACGGTCGCCGACTTCAAGGCACCGACGGTCATCGCCGACACAGCTCCTCAAGGTGGAAGTTCATCCCACCACAAGTTCGCGTTGTCAGGCTCAGATGGGAAAGGTACTTACCTGGATCTGTCCGTCAAAGTCTCACCTGAAAAGGTGGACGCGGCGGGCAACCCTCAAATCAACACGCGTGCAACAGCCACGTTAACTACGCTGGCTTTAGCAGTTGATGCCACGTCTGGCAAGGAACTAAAATTCCCTGTCCAAGCTGGCGTCTTCTTCAACTACCCGTCGAACGTGCGCGAGCTGAGCGTCGCGGATCTCGCGGTCATCGTCGAGAGCATTGTCAGCGTTGTGCTGGCAGGCTACGATGCTAGTACCGGGGTCCCAGCGGGGGCGGTGCTGAGTAATCTCTGCTACGAAACAACGTCTGCGCTCAGCTAACTCAGGCTGATGGACGTTGAGTTCGCAATATTTCCTCGTGAGGGTCGCACTATTCTGAAGGTGGACCCTTTACTGCTACTTGCCAATGGTGTGGCGACTCCTGGTAATGAGTACCAGGCGGCCTCCGCCATCGCTATGCAAGTTTCGCTCCTTGATGACTCTCCGTTAGCGCGTTTAGGCCTAAAGCCGAAGGTTGTTTATACCCGCGAGCTCTGCCTGTGGGTTAGCCGACCATTAGTCGAACTGATTAAAGAACGCGCTTCGCTGTCTGACAAGCTTTTAAAGGGCTTGTCCCTGTATGGTAGCCCGGACGTCGAACTCTACCAAGAGTTCAAACGTACGCCTATCTTTAGGGAATACCACGAATGGTGTAGACAGCACGATCCGAAACTACTGCAGTTCATCCACTCTTATTTGGTTTTCACCAAGAAGATCAAGTATGAAGATGACAGTTTCGAT